ACCCCATTCTGTGCCACGGGGCCGTATTCCTTGACGTGACTTTCACGATGCCACGGCCAAAATCCGCGAAGCGTGACGCGCGGCCATCGACCCGGCCCGATCTGGACAAGCTCCTGCGATCGACGAAAGACGCGCTCAAGACCGCCGGGGTTTACGAGGATGACGGGCGCGTGGTCAGCCTGATAGCGACGAAAGTGTACCCCTGTTCGCACGGAAACGACGCCTGCGAGTGCGGGGACGCTTTGCCGGTACCGGGAGCCCTGATTCGCGTGGAGAGCGTGTGATGGCGGCTTTAATCGCGGAATATGCGCGGAGGATGCTGTGACTGAATCGACCGGGAACGCGATAGCCCGCGCGGTGGTGCAGATATCGGTAGGAATCAGCAGTGGGCGGTTGTATTCGCGGCTGTGCCACGAATGCGGAGACGTGAACTATCCCGGCCATATGTGTGCTGAAATCGCTCCACTAAAAGCGAAAGCCGCACCCCTGGAGAGTGCGGCAGATCGTTTGCCCGAAGGCTCGAGAAGTGGTGACAAAAAAAGTTTACCACAATAATTCGATCTGTTGTAAGATGTTTTCAAGCCATTCGAGAGTCTGGCCTTTGAGAGAAGTGAGTGACATCATCCCCTCTCAAGCTAACAACACATTGTCAAACTTCCGGCGCTGTTCGGCTGGACCGGTGCGTGAGTGCGTGGCTTCCGGCGAAAACAACATCGACCAGGCTTTACGGATTACAGACATTGGCACTGATGAATCAGATCGAAGCGGGAAACCCCGGGAACGGGCTGGTAGTTGATCCAGCAATCGCGGCGACGTCCGGGTCCCTGCCATCGAACAGACTAACCGTTTCGGTCTGATTCAAGAATCCTCAGAAGTGTGTTGAAGTATCAGAATAAGCAGGCCATTGGTAGAGATGGCGTGGGATGCCGCGCTGACTCTGAAATACAGGTTAAAGGGAGAAAAAGAGATGGGCGAACAGATACAGGTTTCAATTTCAAACGACAGCGTGCAGTCGATCATCAAAGCTCACGTTCAGACGGCGGTCCTTCAGGCACTTATGCCTCACTCGGAGAAGTTCGTCCGCGAGATCGTTGAGCAGAGCTTGCTCCACAAGCCGGAAAATCACGACATGAACCGGTACAAGAAAGAGCACGAGCGCGTGACGCAACTCGAAATCATGGTCCGGCAGATCATCGCCAAAGAAGCGGAGACAGCTATCAAAGAATGGGCCGAATCTCATCGAATCCAAATCGCTGAACAGATCAGAAAATCAATTGCAGCACAGGGTTTCGCGAAAAAGTTCGCCATGTCAATGGTGGAATCCATGCTTCAATCGACAACCTACGGTTTCAAGGTGGAAGTGAAGGTCGGATCAAAGGACAGTTAAGGCCACACGGATGACGGCTCACGACATCGGAGAACTGGTTTTGCATGCCTGGAAGAATCACCACAAGCGGAACTCATTCGAGACGCGGGACGCCGTTGTCGCGCACATCATGGGCATGGACGGAATCGACTGGGACGAATTCGCGATCAACGGGGCGATGTACCGGAAGCACTGGGACCGCGTGGGCTGGCAGTACAACAGCGAGACGTTACTCGCGTGGGTTCGAAATGGTTGCTGCCCGCCGCCGCCGGAACCAGAGACAGCGGAGCGGGCGAAGTTGAGAAGACTTGCAGGCGAGGAATAGCCGATGACATTTCGCATGTTCGTGGGTGACCAGTTGGGACGCCTGGCGCAGTTCCGCGACTTCGGCACGCTGCCGGAAAGCGGGCGCAAAGAACTGATCGACTGGGTAGCCAAGGCTTCGGGGTTCCCGAATGACGACAAGCGCCAGTTACCGGGCTCGGAATGGATTGCGAACTTTCCCGCCGCGCAGCGCGTCCACGCGCTTGTGAACGATCTGGTAGAGCAACCGTCGATCGGAGATCCCGGCCCGGCAATCAAAGCCACATGGAAACGCCTGTACCCCACAGTTGAGTCGCGTATCGCTTCCCCGGATTGCGAATTCTGCAGGGGCACCGGCTGGGAGGATCGCGAATTCACCGTTAAAGATGGCGTATTCGCCGGCGAGGTCCGTAACGGCGTCACGCGCTGCCGATGCGGAGGAATGCCACCTACGCCGAAGCCTGACGCGACGTTTACCCCGACTGAGGCGCAAAGACTGGCGAAGCAATCGGGACTGATGAAGGAGCCGCAATCCGTGGCCGCGCGTGAGGCCGGGAAGTGAACCGCTACGAGCACGTTGCAGCTGCAAACCGCGAAGCTCCGGACTGGAGAACCCAGCGCAAGTTCCGAATCCGATCGGAAGACAGGATTTTCCTCCGTCGCCACCTGGCCGCATATTCGCAACTCGGAGACGCCGTGGCCGCCAGGCGGGCCACGATCCGGGTAGCCGTCGCCTTCGGGATCTCGCAGACCTCAGTTTGCAGGCACTTCGGGGTATCCAGGTACACCGTAGAACAGGCCATCAATGGGCCACGGGAGGCGATCAGCGAGCTTGCCAAGGCCCGGCAGGCCATCGCACGGGCGGAACGCGCCCTGAAGGTCTGGCGAGGCCGGGAACGCGCAGCACTGGAGCGAATCGAGCGGTATGGATACCAGACCTCTCGCGATTGAGCTTTTCGCCGGCACGGGCTCGGCTACCGCGCCGTGGTGTGAACTCGGCGGACGCGCGGTCTGTTTCGATCTGGAATATCTCCTGCATCACGGAAAACCTCACGAGAGGCAGGAGCGCGTCATTCAGGACGTTTTGACGCTGCATGGTTCGCAATTCAAAGACGCGGCATTTATTTGGGGTTCGCCACCATGCCAGAACTACAGTTACCTTGCTATGCCGTGGTCCCGATCGAAAGACCCGGAGAACTCGAAAGCGGCAAAGGCCCTGCGAAAGAAGTGGGAAACCGAAGAGCCGGATAATCGCCTGTTCGATGCTTGTTTTCGGATTCAGCGGGAAGCAATCGAAGCCACACAGAAAACCTGTGAAGCGTGCGACGGAAGCGGATCGGAAGCCGACGATCCGGAAGACGGAACGCCGGGTTATACATGCTCAGATTGCGGCGGTCTCGGATGGACCGAACGCCGCTACATCCCCATGATCGTTGAAAACGTCCGCGGCGCAGTTCCTTGGGTTGGCCGGGAGGCCGCGAAGTTCGGCAGCTTCTACATGTGGGGCGATGTGGCGCAAATCGGCAATCGCGTAATCGCCGGCAGAGACTTGGGGGATATCCGCGCCGGCCGGGGAAGGTTCGGTATGGGAGTGGCGCCGGAAAAAGTACCCGGATTCCGGTTCGACGGCAGCGGCAGGAGTTTCCAGACGGCATCGGTTGAGGCGCGCGGCGTGAAGGTTCCCGGCCAGATACAGGGCAAGGAATACGCGATGTGCAGAACCGGAGCGGCAGGGCAAAAGACGCTGGGCCACGTCAACAAGCGCGACGGGCACGGCCACACAAGGCACCTGACGAACCAAGCGGAATCGGATGCGGTACGCGCCGCGGCAACGAAGGTGGGAGGGGATTGGTTTCGCGATCCCGCTTGCCACTCGAAGCACGGCAGCAAGAGCAACGCACGGAAAGCCGCCTCAGCCCTGATAGCTCGGATACCTGAGCCTTTGGCTCGGTATATCGCTGAACAGCACTTACCTCTGGCGCAAGGCGCGGGGCTACGCGCCGCCGCAGGCAAAGACTGAAATTCTTCGGACTTGTCGAAAACCTCACAGATGGGGTAGACTACGGAGAATTGCCGCGCAAAGAAGTACTAAACGGGAAAGAAGAGGGATTCTGCAGGGCGTATATCCGGCTGAACTCCGGTATCCAGGCCTACCGCGAAGCGTACAGCCAGACATGCACCGACGGAACAGCATACGTCGAAGCCAGTCGACTACTCGACAAGCCTAAGATTTCCCTACGACTGGAAGAGTTACGCCAAAAAGCTGCAACTCGTTCAGAAGTAACGATTGGCCGGGTACTGGCTGAATACGGAAAACTCGCGTTTCTGGACGTTCGCAAGGCATTCAACGAAGACGGGACGCTCAAGCCCATCCACACGCTGGACGATTCCACGGCGGCGGCAATCGCCGGGATCGAATTCGACGGAACTTCGGTGGCGAAGATTAAACTGAGCGACAAGCGGGCTGCGCTCGATTCTATCGCGAAGCACCTCGGCATGTTCGTGGACCGGACAGATCACCGATTTGTGGACAAAGACGGTAACGACAGGCCGCTGCAACTCTCTGATTTGGACCAGATAGCGTCCGATGAACCCAGCAACGCGGCGTAAAGTCCGCGAAACAATCCACGATCCCGCAAAGTTCAGCAAACACTGGCTGAAGCGGAAAATCTGGCAACGTCAGATCGACATCGCCATATCGGTCAGAGATAATCCACTGACCGCCGTAAAGGGCTGTCACGCCTCCGGCAAGACCTTCCTTGCATCTGGACTACCTCTCTGGTGGATCACTCGCTATCAGCGGGCCAAGGCGCTGAATACGGCACCAACCCTGCGCCAAGTCAAAGCGTTCTGGAACGAGATTGCCATCGCGCGGCAGAACTCGAACCTGAAAACCATCCTGCCGGAACCGACAACCAGCGGGCTGAAGATCAACGATGAGCGCTTTGCGATCGGGGCGAGCTCGAGCCGCGGCGTCAACATGCAGGGGCTGCACTCGGAGAATGTCCTGATCATCGTGGACGAATCGCCGGGTGTGCCGACGGATATCTGGGACGCGATCGAAGGGATCCGCGCCGGCGGAAACGTCCATGTGTTGATTCTCGGGAATCCTGTTATCCCGACCGGAGCCTTTTTCGATGCCTTTCACCGTCACCGAAATATCTACAACTGCATTAGTATCAGCGCTTTCGATACTCCAAACCTACAGGATGAGACGACGGGACAACCGCTCACGATTGAACAGCTGCTGACTATGAGCGAGGACCGGCTGGACTACGTTCCGTACCCGGCACTGATTACCCGCCGCTGGGTCAAAGAGCGCTATCAGGTGTGGGGCCCGTCCCATCCGAAGTACCTTTCGCGCGTGCTGGCTCAGTTCCCGACGCAGGCGGATAACGCCGTCTTTGCGCTGCAATGGATCGAGAACGCGAAGCGGGAACCGACAGAGCGAGAACTTGAGCTGGCGAAGCGCCTCCAGATTCAGGTGGGCATAGACGTCGCTGGGGCTGGGAGCGACGAAACCGTGCTTTGCGCCCGGGTGGGAGGGATGATCATCGGGCTCTTGGTATGGCCGGATCCGGACCCGCGGGGCGCGGTCGTGAAAGTCCTGCAGGGGCTGCGTCGGCATCCCACCTACCGGCTCGGCATGGTCGTGGTGGACACGGTAGGAATCGGCTACAACTTCGCCCTGCATTTGGCCGATCAGGGATTCAACGTCTTTGGATTCAAAGCTGGCGCGCGGGCAGTTGACGCGGCGCAATATGCCAATGCGAAGGCTGAGGCAACATGGCTGTGCCGCGAGTACTTCAAGCGCGGGGAGATATCAGGGCTCGGTTTCCTGACCACGGCGGCCGGGCTGACCATCCCCGAAGAGGAAACCGAGGCCCAGCTTTCCACGATGCTTTATCGGGAAACCAGCCGCGGGCTCACGGAAATCATACCGAAAGACGAAATGTTGAAGGACCACGGCGTACCGTCGCCCGACCGGGCCGAAGCGGTCATCATGGCATTTATGCGGGTTGTGGTGGCTGAACAGACGGTGGTCCACGATTCTAGCCAATACGTCATTTCGCCGATTTAGCGCTTGACAGCCGTTTCCATCGTGGTGGATACTATCCACTGGAATGGAAACACTCTCCGAACGAATCCGCGAACTCGGCAGGCGATGCCAGCAGTGCGGCCACGAGTGGATGAAAAAGCCTCATGCGCCAGAACCGGCCCGCTGCCCGAATCACTCCTGCAGATCGAAACGCTGGGCGGAACAATCCAGCCCTAAAAACCACGGCACGCTGAAACTCAGCGAACCAGCAAGGGAGACGACGTATGAGCCAGTCTCTGAGTAGCCAGCCATCCGTTTGCGCGATCATGCTCACGGCGAACCGGCCTCAGTATGCGAAGCGGGCCGTGGAAGCGTTCAGAGCACAGACCTACGCTAATAAACGGCTCTACATCTGTGATACGGGGATCGAGACATGCGGACTGGAGAACCTGTTCTCCGTGCAGATCGGCGTTTTCGATTGCCGTGATGCGCAACGCAAAGAACCGCGCACGATTGGCGACCTCCGCAACATGGCTGGGCGCAATATCACCAGCGACATTCTTCTGCATTGGGATGACGACGACTACTCGCACCCCAACCGAATAGCGGAACAGGTTGCACTCCTGCAATCGAGCGGCGCCGATGTAGTCGGGTATAACGAGCTTTTATTTTGGCGGGAGCCGCAACGCAGCGTCCATCCGTATGGGACTGGCGGGAGTCCGATTGACATGGGAACGAACCCCGGCGAAGCGTGGCTCTACAGCAGCAAGAACCGGCAATACGCCCTCGGCACGAGTTTTTGTATGTGGAGATCCGCATGGCAACGAAAGCCGTTTGAAGCAACATCTATCGGCGAAGATGAGCGATTCTTGCGCGGTCTGAAAGTCGCGGCGGTTTCGTCGCTTCCGCAAAAGTGCAGCGGATGCTATGAGCGCCAACACCTCGGAATCAAGGGCGAGTGGTGCATGGACTGTCTTGAGCGTGGCTTCAACAATCCACGGATGCTGGCCCGCATCCACGGCTCGAACACCAGCACGGCATACCGGGATAGTGAGTTGAGAGTGAAGCCGGAATGGCAGCGGGTACCTGAGTGGGACAGCTACTGCCGCAGCATTATGTCTGGATTCGTGGATGGCGGCGCGGTCAATCCCGGCACGCCCTACGTGGTGGGCCAATGATCGAGCGGCGCACCCCATTGAAGCGCTCAACGAATCCGATACCGCGCGGCAAGCGTCCGAATGCAAAGAGGCCGGGACCGGCGCGGCGCGGCAGGGTAATTGACAAGCCGTATCTGGACTACATCCGCCGTCTGCGTTGTATGCTCTGCTATCGGGATTTACTGACCCCGCAAGCTGACGCTGAAAAAGCGGCGCACGGTGAAAAGATTTGGAGTCCGCGATTCCCTCCGAAATGGCCTTCGGAGGACTGCCACCAACAGACACCAACCGAAGCGGCACATGTTGGAGAACGTGGGCTCGGGCAGAAGTGCAGCGACCGCGAAACTCTTCCGTTGTGCATGGAGCATCATCGGACTGGGCCGGCGTCCCATCATGTTTTGGGAAAGAAGTTCTGGAAACGATGGGGAATTGATAGAGATTCTGTCATCGCTGAACTGAACAGGATTTACGAAATGGAGCACGCAAAATGACTCTCGGAATAATCGGTGTCTGGCTTTTGGCCGTCGCGACAATCGGCGTCAAGGCCTGGCGGAAACGAAACCGCCGGCGCGAAGCCGATCTACTTAAGCGCCACGCGCAGACCAACTACAAGAGCCTCAATTACTGTGAGCCAGAGGAATGGTGGGTGAAGTGAAAACAGAGCACGAAGTTCGCGAGATGAGACGCATGATTGCGCTGCTGGGGAATCCGGGGCCGGAAGCGCTTCGCGCCTTGGATTGGGTGCTGGATGATTATCCACCCCAGCCACCGGCACCACCTCCCGAATTTGAATGGCGCGGGCTGCGTTACTACCATCGCGGGAACCTGATCGCTACGGTATACCTCCGCGACCGCACCGCGCCGCCCGAAAAGATCCGCTGGGATGTTCAGTCCCCGGACGAAAAAATACTTGCCGCGCACTTTGAGACTGAAGCGGCGGCAAAACAGGCCGTGGAAGAACACGCGCCAGTGTGGGTGTCACGATGATGCCGCGGAGCTGGTTCTGTATCCCAAGTGCGAGGCCAGTGGATGAAGTTATTCCCGTCGTAAGGGCGTGGAAAAAAATGGGCTACGGTGTGGCGCTCTGGCGCAATCCCGGCGGCCCCTATCCCGATTGCGATTACCTCCGCGTGGGTGAGTATCCCGGCTACGCCAAAGCCGTCAACGAACTGGCCGCGACGATCCTGCGAGATCACCCAGAGGTGGACTGGATCTGTTGCGGCGGAGACGACACCTACCCGGACCCAAACAAAACAGGGGATGAGATCGCCGGGCAACTCATAGCGCATTTCTTTATTCACCACTTCGATATCGGGGCAACCTTCCCGATTGATCCGTGCATGGGAACTTTCGGTGTGATGCAACCTACCGGCGACCCTTGGGCTGACAACCTCGGCAGGATTATCGAACGGATCGCCGGTTCGCCGTGGCTCGGTAGAACCTGGTGTGAACGCGCGAATGCGGGGAAAGGCCCACTCTGGCCCGAATTTCGGCACATGTTTGTCGATGAGCATCTGATGCAGTTCGCTCAATCCCTCGGCGTATTCCTACAGCGGCCGGACCTGACTCACTACCACGCACACGCGCAGCGTATACCCGGCAAAGACGTTTCCGGCAATGCACCACCAGCTCCACACATGAAGGAGTGGAACTCTCAGAAGCACTGGCAGGAATCGAAGGCGATATTTGAACGCCTGAAGTCCACCAACTTTGCGGAGTGCCAGCCGATCCCATGAAGAGACTGCGGAAATGGATAATCGCTGGATGGTGCGAGGAAGAGATTGCAGTTCTCATTGTGCTTTTCGGAATCGCAGCAGTATTGGTATTAGGTAGATTTCTGGCGCAATAGCGTTACAGCGTGGTAAGATAATCCGCATGGCCAAAGAAAACGAAGATCGAAACGCGGTAAAACTCATCTGCGATCTGCACGCGAAAGACGGGATACCGGGCATCGGCAAGTTGCCGGAACCGTGGAAGCGCGTTATCAACTCGCAATGGGTCATATGGGTCAACGGGCAGATGACGACACAGAAAGTTGCGGAAGGCTTCCCCCTGGAGCCGGGTGGCGTCTATGTCGAGTACAACGGATTCCCGGCTGGCTCATTCAACATGATTCATCGCGACGGTGACGAAGCGATCATGGCCGCTGGCCAGGCCGCGAACTACTCCACGTTCTGTGATGCTCTTGAAGAGGCGATAGCATCGTGACCACCGACCAAAAGTTTCTGAAGTCTTCGGGCATCCGGCCCGACGATCCAAAGGCGGACAACTGGATGGAATGGCGTGCGGACGAGGTAACGCAGTTGCGACTCTCTGTTGCCAAATGGATAAATCAAGCGGCGTCTCTTGACGCGCTGGCGAAGCGGTGGCGCGTAGTTGCTGTGCTCGGTTGGCTGTTCGCTGGCATGTTGTTTGTCGCTCCACTCATTGAACGGTGGACACGTTGAGAGCGCTTATATCCGGCTGCACCGGGCAGGATGGATCGTATCTTGCCGATCTCCTCCTCTCGAAAGGCTACGAGGTCCACGGCATCAAACGCCGAAGCTCCAGCTTCAACACGGCCCGCGTGGATCACCTGATCGACAATCCAAAATTCCATCTGCACTACGCAGACCTGACAGACCCCATGTCGATCACGCAAGTCATGGAGCGAGTCAAGCCGGATGAAATCTACAACCTCGGGGCGCAGTCTCATGTCGCGGTCTCATTCGAGATGCCGCGATACACAATGGACTCCGTGCTCGGGGGAACACACGCGATGCTCGAAGCGATGCGGCAGTGCGTGCCAAATGCGCGGTTCTATCAGGCCAGCTCATCCGAGATGTTTGGCAACTCCCCGGCGCCGCAATCGGAAACCACGCCGTTCGCCCCGCGGTCTCCCTACGGAGTCGCGAAGGTCGCAGCGCATCATATGGCGGTCAATTACCGGGAATCCTATGGACTCCATGTTAGTTGCGGGTTACTCTTTAATCACGAATCTAACCGCAGGGGTGAAACTTTTGTAACACGGAAGATCAGCATGGCGGTGGCGCGAATCAAAGCGGGTGAGCAGGACTTCGTTACGCTCGGGAACTTGGAAGCGCAGCGCGACTGGGGCTGGGCTCCTGAGTACGTGGAAGCCATGTGGCGGATGCTCCAATGGGGAAGTCCGCGAGACTTTGTTATCGGTACGGGTGTAACTGAAAACGTCCGAAACTTCGCGGCGATGACGTTCGGTTCGGTCGGTCTGGACTGGCGGCAATTCGTGAAGTACGACGCGCGGTACGAGCGGCCGGCTGAAGTTCATATCCTGAAAGCTAACCCGGCAAAGGCACTTGCCGAACTCAACTGGCAATCCGAAACGTCGGTATCTGAGATTGCACGACGGATGGTGGCTGCTGACATGGAGGCGTTGAAATGCGGGAAGTGATCCTCGGACACAGGGGTATGGTGGGGTCAGCGCTGAGGCGCGTATTGCCGGAAGCGATGTTCGTAGATGGATCGGTCGATCTGCGTTATCAATACGAACTGTCAGAGTACTTGTGGCCATTCAACCCGGAGCATCCTCGCGTCGGTGGTCCGATCGACGTCCTGTACCTATGCGCGGCCCGCGTGGGCGGCATCCAGCGCAACATCGACGAACCCGGCTCGATGATCTACGACAACCTGATGATTCAGGCGAATGTAATCGAAGCGGCACGGCTCGCTGGCGTGAAGCTGATTGTATTCCTCGGATCGAGTTGCATTTACCCGGCGCGCGGCGCGATTCTATCTGAACAGGACCTGATGACCGGCCCGCTGGAGCCCACAAACGAACCCTACGCAATCGCCAAGATCGCGGGAATCAAGATGCTGGAAGCCTACCACCGGCAGTACGGCATGGAATACCTGGCGGTGATGCCCTGCAACCTGTACGGCCCCGGTGACAACTTCGACCCGCAAACTTCGCACTTCATTCCTGGAATGATCCGCAAGTTCCACGATGCGAAAGTATCCGGCGCGGAATCGGTTACACTTTGGGGAACCGGGACGCCACGGCGAGAGGTCATGCACGTCGACGACTGCGCGCGCATAATCGTGGAACTGGTGCGGCAGGGCGCACGCGGCCTGATTAACATCGGTCCCGGCGTCGATCACACGTTAGATTTCTACGCGGACTGCGTCGCATCGGTCGTTGGGTTCGCTGGAAAAACAATTATCTGGGATAACTCAAAGCCGGATGGCGTGATGCGCAAGCTGATGGATGTGTCGCGAATGCGCGGATACGGGATTGAGCCCGCGATTCATTCGATGGCCGGCATCCGGTCCACTTACGAATGGTTCCTGAAAAACGAGGCGAAATGACAGACACATCGCAGTACAAAGAAGGCACTTTCATCTGCGAACACTTCGCCGGGAGGCTCGGCAGGTTTCTGGACATCGGAAGTTACGACGGAAAGCAACTCAGCAATACGTGGCCACTCTCGCAACTCGGCTGGTCCGGGGTCTGCGTAGAGCCTTCCCCGCTACCCTTCGCTGGACTGATGCGGAACTACGAAGGCAATGCCGACGTCATCCTTGTGAACGCGGCTCTGACATTCGGACCCAAGCGCATCATGCAGTTCTTCAGCACCGGAGATGCTCTCAGCACTTCACAAATTGAGCACCGTAGGCGCTTCGCAGAATATCCGTTCACCAGCATCCTGATTCCCGGAGGGATCGGCTGGGACGAACTGCTGGCGGCCGTTGACTACGGGGACGGCGTGGCACCGTTCAGCTTCGTAAACATCGACGTGGAGGGCCGGAACGCCGCGCTATTGGAAGTGATGCCGATCCGGCCGGAAATGATCTGCGTGGAGTACGACCCGGAAGCGGACGGAATAGAGACGGTTCACAACATCCTGAAGGGATGGGGATACAAGATCACGGTGATTGGCGGGAATGTGCTGGGGGTGAGAGATTGACGGAAGCAATCCTGATTGAGATCGCGCAGCGGTTCCGCAAATTAGAGGACCAGCAAGCCGTTCTCCTGACATTCGTTAAAGAGTGTGAGCGGAACAAGTGGTGGCCTAATCGTCGCAAGCGTGATGACGAAAGCTCAGATTGAAAAGGGGATGGTCCCTAGAAAAGGCTTTGACAACCAAATGAAGGTGATTATCACTACCGTAGCTCATGGCGGACATTACCCGAGAGCGGCAGCAAGAATGATAGAAAGATTCAACTCCGCATCTCCGGGATACGAAATTCAAGCGTGGGTTAACTGTTATCCGCCAGGATCTCCGGGTGACGTTGTTGTGAACGATTGGAATTTCGGCCCGTATTGCGCAAAACCATTCGCTCTCGAATACGCGCGGCAGTGCGGGGCCGACGTCGCAATCCTCTTGGACGCATCTTTCTTCCCCTGCCGGCCGATTCAACCGCTGGTGGAGCACATCCAGCGCAACGGGTACTACCTGTGCCGGAACGGGTTCAATGTGGGAGAGTGGACCTCGGACGCGGCTCTCGAATTCTTCGGCGTATCGCGCGATGCCTCTTTCGAGATGGATGAAATTTCGAGTTACTGTGTGGGCGTGGATCTCAATCACCAGCAAGCGTTAGACTGCGTGCTTCACTGGCCATCCTCTACGCCATCGTTTCCCGGCCCGCACACTGCAACCGGACAACCGGGACGAAACCCCGGCTTCGTATCGACGGACCCGCGCGTAAAGGGCCACAGGCACGATCAATCGGCACTGTCGATCATCGCCAACCGGCTGGGCATGGACCGGCTGTCGGAGCGCCCGTTTCTGACGGCGTACCACCTCGGGTATGGCGGCCTGTTTCCGAACGAAAACACAGTGCTGGTGAACCACGGAGTTATCGAAGGATGGACGGAGGGGAAAGACCTGAAATGAGCATGATCGAAGCGTTCGGCCATACGAATCAATGCACTATCTGGATATGCGAAGGGTGCCACCAACACCTGAAGGATCACGACTGGAGCCCGCGCGAAGCCAGCAACAAGCCGGTATTTATCGCCGGGCCGTGCAACTGCGGAGGCCGCAAGGATGGCAACTGAACAGGAACAAGCGGCGGTAATCCGCGCACTCAGCGCTCACGTGCCGCTGACCGTGATTGATCTCGGCTCTCACCACGCGGACGAATACGATTGGATCTCCCGCGCCTTCGGACCGCTCTCTATCTGGCATTACATCGCGGTCGAAGCGGACCCGAGAAACGCGGCGGTAATTCGCCAACGTCCACTCGGGAAGCATGAGCCATTCACGCTGATAGAAGCCGCAATCGCTTCATTCAATGGAACGACAACCCTGCACCTGTGCGACAACACAGCGGATCAGGCGAAGGGCTCCAGCTCGATCCACAAGCCGACCGGGCATCTGGAGCACTTTCCGTGGTGCACATTCGACGCATCCGTCGAGGTCGTGGCCGTGACGCTGGACCACCTTGTCAGCAACCAATTGACGCCGGATATCCCGATAGACCTGTTGTGGGTGGATATCCAGGGCGCGGAAAAGGACATGATTGCGGGCGGGCACGAAGCGCTGAAGCGCACGCGCTACATCATGATCGAAGCGGAGAGCGTGGAACTTTACGAAGGCCAGGCGCTCAAGCCGGAACTGCTGGCGCTGCTGCCGGATTTCGAGGTAGTTGAGGATTTCGGGTACAACCTGTTTTTACGGAGGAAATAATGCAACTGACAGAAGAGCATTATCGACAAGCGGAAGTCGCCTACAACGGTTACTGCAAACAGACCGGATGGAAGTCTCTGGCGACCGGAGATCAATTGCCACCATTTGAAGGATTGCGTCCAGCAATCAAAGACGCATGGGCGGCCGCGTGCATCGCTCTTGCGCTTGACAATGACATGCGGGCTCGGCGCGCCACCCAAGTCTGAACTATGCGCTACCGATCCAATCTTGAACCGCCCGACATGAGCGGTTTCACACTCCATAGCCCTGTCCTGCAAAACTGCGGGCACGACTGCCCGTCAGATCCGGACTTCGATCCCGGCTGCACGTTCATGACAGAGGACGAAATCGCCATCCTCTACGCCACCCTGCACGGCCCGCACCTTAACCGCAAAACAACCGTAGAGATCGGCTCACGGTTCGGATGGACCGCAAAGGCAATCAATGGGGCAACCGGAGGCTGCGTGCTTTGCGTGGACCCGATTCTGAAGTACGGCTCCCCGGAGCAACAGCGCTTCAAGGAGAACCTCGGCCCGGCATTCGGCTCCGTGATAGCAATCCCCAGGACTTCCGAGGTGTTCTTTCGCGACCGTCACCTTGAAAGCACGCGGAGCCACTACAGTGCGTTCGTGATTGACGGCAACCATGAAGACATCCAGCCGACGAACGACTGCAAGGGGGCGCTCTCGCTGGCCACGGAAGACTGCATTGTGATCCTGCACGATGCCCGCGGATTGCCAGTGTGTCGGGCTGCCGAGTTTCTGATGGAGCAGGGTTTCCGGGTGCGGTTCTACGTGACGCCTAACGGCGTGTTCGTGGCGTGGCGCGGATTTGAGGGATGGGAACCGCCGGCGCACGATCCTGACCCGAAGCTGGTAGAGCCGATAATGCGGCAGATGAGAGGGCAGATGGAAATGGGGATGATGAGTTAGTGCCTGATCCCGGTTTTGAGCAAGTAGAAATCAAAGGTATGCCGACGGTGCGCGAACAGATCGACATGATAAACGCGCTGGCTGAGGCCGCAATCGTGGCGGAAAGAATTGATCCTGAAATATCCGGCAAGCAATGCGCCGCCGCCTTGGCCCGCGCCTGTGATCTTGTAACGAAGCCAATACTTAGAATTGAGACTGGCAAATGATCGTCGCCACAATGCCCGTTCGTAATGAAGATTGGATTTTGGCTTTGAGCCTCCGTGCTCTCCTGCGATGGGTAGACGCCGTTTGCGTTCTGGACCATTGCTCCACAGACAAGACACGCCAAATCATCTCAGAGATCGGCTCAGAGCACCCCGGCAGAGTATCCGTGCTCTACGAAGATTCACCCGTCTGGGAGGAGATGCGGCACCGGCAAAGGTTGCTGGACCGGGCTCGGGAACTCGGCGCCACGCACATTGCGATTGTGGACGCGGACGAGGTTTTATCGGGTGACCTCCTGCCGACCATCCGAGACATGGTGTATGCCTGCCCAAAAAACGCCACCATGCAGTTGCCGTGGCTCTGCCTGCGGGATTCACACCTCCAGGTACACCGGAGCGGCGTATGGGGCGAACAGAGCGCAAGCATGGCGTTCGTGGATTCGCCGGAATTGCACTGGTCCAGCGCGGGGCGGGGGACATATGACCATCACCACCGGCCGCCGATGGGAAGGCCATACAGCGCATACAATCCCGTGACAGGGCGCGGCTCGGGGCTGATGCACCTTCAATTTTCTTCCCGCACTCGCCTGAACGCAAAACAATTTTGGTATGTCTGCTCAGAGCTGTCGCGATGGCCCGGCCGCGAGACACCCGCACAGGTCCGCGAAAAGTACTCCCTTGCGGTCTACGGCCACAAGAACCCGGCAAGCGCACCGCCTCATGACCTGATGCCGACGCCTGACGCCTGGTGGGCACCGTATGCCGATCTGATGCATCATTACCGGCCCAACGCGGAGCCGTGGCAACTGAAGGCCGCGCGGGAGATCGTAGCGGCGCACCCGGGCATGGACTTCGGCGGGGATGACTTCGGGACGCATATCCTGTAAGTCAGTGCGCCAGCCGATTACCTGCGTAGCTCTCGAAATGACCACGGTGTGCGACCGCGCCTGCCCTGATTGCTGTGCAAACATCAACCGGGGCGAACGGGATGCGGTCCATCACCCGTGGGAGTACTTTGAGGACGCGGCAAGGTTACTGTACGGGATTCACCGCATCCACCTGACCGGAGGGGAGCCGACAACGCATCCACGCTTTGCCGAGTTTGTCCCCCGGTTCCGGCAACTGTTCGGCTGCACGCTCCTGACCCTGCAAACCGACTGTTTTAAGACGGTCCAATACCACGAAACCCTGAAGCACTTCGACCACATATATCCCAGCCGGTACGATTCACGGAACGCCAAAGCCGTCGAACTTGTAATGATTTCTTACAAGTCCACCGAATGGAGCGGCGAATTCACCCCGCGTTCAAGGCGCGGCTCTGGGGCCGTCTGCTTTCGCGGACTCTCGGATACCGTGGCCTATGCGGACGGGAAGCTCCACGGCTGCTGTGTGTCACCGGGGATACCGGGAGCCGCAACACTGGAGCCATGCGCGGATTGGCGGGATAAAATCGCTGGATTGGCGCTGCCGTGCGGGGATTGTTTCTTTTCCCCGGATTGATAACTTCCGGCAGTATTGCGTAACAGCGTTGTAGCGTGGTAAAGTCTGGTCATGACTTGGATCGAATCGGATGAAGTGGCGCTGGCCGACATGAAGAAACTGGCAGGTGTCGAATGACATGGCAATCAATCGTCTGGCTTATCGCCGGGTTCGTGGCGCTTCAGAGTCTCAGGGCGGCGCTCAGGGGTTCGCGGTGAATTCGGACTGGCTGGAACTTCTGGACGCCGCAAAAGCCGCGCTGGAAGAAATGTGCCACACTACTGCGCCGCGCACCTCGTTCACTGACTCCGTAGACAGGTTGGATGCGGCAATCACCAGATGTGAAAACTATACAGTGGCGAAATTCCGATGACCGACCTCAACGCCACCATCGCCCGCAAGAAAGACCAGAATACCGTTGCAATTGATCGTTTGTATCGCGCGGTAGCGCACTACGTGAAGCTGAATGGTGGCGTGGTTATCGTGGCGGGAGGAATTCAGGTTCAACAGTGGCCCGGAGAAGGCTCCATGAACTTCCATATATCCGTGACATGCACTGGTGGTAGGCTGCCTGCTTTTGCGGAACCTGAAGTGTCTCGTAAAACAAAACGAGAAGCCGCCCGCGACATGAAAGCCGACATGTACGGAGAAAACGGCAATGGATAATTTGAACGCCACCATCGCCCGCTGTTTCGAGCACGTGGAGCGCATCGAACGAGATCCGCGAATTGATCCGGCTGTGGGGGATTTATTCCGCAAGCCCCGGCGTTGCAGGATCGTTCCTGAACCTCGATTCGTTGATTATGAAGTACTCGAAGTGACGGCATCCAAACTCGGTATCTTTCTGCGATACGCAAGCGGTCCGAACAGGGGATGCGCCACCCGCAAACACCGGAACGACTTTCGCAAGTGGGCTGCTACCGCCGAAGTGATAAAGCGAGGTGACGCATGAGCAACACCGAGTTTCGCTGTTCGTTCTGAGGCGTAGCGGATGACAATTCCCGTCTGATGATTTCTACGCCGGGAAAGCAGTGGACTCGCTCCTATATCTGCGCGGAGTGCGTTCTGGTTTGCATGAAGATTCTGGATGAAGAAATCGGGGTGGATATCGTGGCGAGTGAAATCTGGTTAGTGGGGGAATGTCGATGAGAGGTCAGGAGTTGTTCAGGATGAGGAAGAAGGAGGCGGCATAGATGTTAACGGGATGGAAATACTACTGGAATCGATACCTCGGCTGGATTCCCGTGCAGCCGTGCCGCATGTGCCGCGCGTGGTACTGGGGTGGCTGGCCGATGCGGGGATGGACCGCCAACATGCGGGAATATTGCTCGAAATCCTGTTATGAAGAAGCTGGTGGAGGTCTACTTTGAGCCGATCAGGATATATAGACGATATGGATGATGATCTGGCGATGGGACGTTGGCGCGCGCAGGTAGCCAGCGCGACTCGCGGAAAGCGCGGCCAAAAGATGCTGACTGATCTTCTCGCGGCACTCGACGCCATGCCCGATAAAGCTCTTATCGTTGGAGAACTGGAGCAATTCGACGCAGATGCTGGATGTTTGAATGTTTGCGCTCTAGGCGCACTTGGACACGCACGCGGCATAGACATGCAGAACTTGGACCCATCCGAGCCGGAGCAGGTAGCTGCTGCTTTTGACATAGCGCCGCAGTTGGCAGAGGAAATCGTCTACATGAACGACGAATACTTCGATTTCGAGTACGTCGGAAATGTCCGCACAGACATCACCCCAGAAAAACGCTGGGAGAAAATGCGGGAGTGGGTAGCGAAACAAATCACACCAGAGATACCCGCATGACTCTGCACACCATAGAGGCCCGCAATCGATCAAGGGAAAAGGATCTGGCGAAGTACTTCGGGCAAACCCTGCTGATTACGCTGGCGGCGCTTGGATGGGTTACTTTCCTGATCCGAATAGCTTAGCGATTGCGCCGTGGGCTCCGGTAACCGAATCGCTGTACAGGATCAAAAGCACGGCGACCGCTACACGAATGAACAAGCGCTCTCCGCGCCCGTAGCTCTTGGTGATTCTCTCGTTTGACAATCTGAGCGCCTTCTCGATTGAGTCAAGCTGGCGCATCGCGATGTTGATATTCTGGCAGGCGCTGGATAGCTCTTTGCGGGTTTCGTCATGCTGGTTCAGCAGCCGGGTAAACTGTGACTCCAGAGAGCCGAGTCTCCCCTTTATTTCTCCGATCATCTCTGCATAGTCAGGCATGAGGACCAGTTCCATCCTTTGAGTCTGACACTTCAGCGGCCACAGTGGAACCGCTGACTGTGGATTCTTTCACAGATTCAACACCTCCATCGGGATTCTTTTTGACACGCTCTGAGGACTGTATTTCGGGGCCGTGGGGAATTGGCCCGCGCAGGCTAATCAACGTAAGAACCGCCTCCCGGAACCATTCATAGGACCATTCAAGGGGCTCTATGCGGTTGAAGGGCCACGGTAAAGTTTTCCGCATGGTGACGGCGCCCGCGATCGCAAACAGTTCCAACCCGTCTTTGTGACGGCTAGCAAAAGCGATAACCGGTCCCCAGTTCATTTCCCGCATTGTACCCCAGCTATGGGATAATCCACACAAATGCGCGAACTAATTACCGGACTCGGAAACCGATTCAAGGCCTGGGCGACCGCGCCCGCTGTGCAGACGCTCTCGCCACCCGTACCCGAACGCCGGGAAGACCTGCGCCCGCTGGTCAGATCGCTCGTCGAAACTCTGGCAATGAAGTCCGTCGAAGAGGATTTCCGCAAGCGGGACATCATGGAATTCGCCGGCGAGTTGCAGGAAGCGGCCATGATGGGAGGCTCGGGGCCATGGCTGGGGCCAATGACGTTCGCGGAATCCTCGGTACCGGGCGGCCTGAAAAAGGCGCATGAGCAGGGGGTCCGTGCCCGGGAGTCGTTCATGAATGCGCAGGGAGCCAACGGCATCTTCGAGCTGGAACTCAATAACTGGGAATGGCGCCGTGAGGCCGCTTTCGGCTGGCTGGAGTTCTCGCGTTGGGGCATCCAGCAAATCATCCTGATTTCCCGGCTGTACTACATCAAGAACCCCATCGTGCGCAGGCTGGTCAACGTGTGCGCGATCTACGTATTCGGGCGCGGCGTTGAGGTCAGTTCCCCGGACAAAGACGCGAACGACGAAATCAAGCGGTTCTTTGATCGTAATCAGAAAGTGCTCGGACAGGTTGCGCTCACGGACATGGAGCGGCGCAAAGACTACGACGGAAATCTGTTCTTCGTGTTTTTCGCAAATGGGGACACGGGCGAAACAGACGTCCGAACCATCGACGCGACCGAAGTGCAGGAGATCGTGACGGACCCGGAAGACTGCGACGTGGAGTGGTACTTCCATCGCATGTGGGTGCAGCGCACCTTCAATCCGGAGACGGGACAGTTCCAACAGATCACGGGCGACTGCTGGTACCCGGCAGTTGGCTACGAACCGGCCGCGAAACCCGCAACGATCAACGGCAAGCCCGTAATGTGGGACAACCCGGTCTATCACCGGAAGTGCGGCACGGTAGGCAAGTGGCTGTTTGGATGTCCGCGGATCTATCCGATGCTCGACTGGGCGAAGGCATCGCGCAAGTTCCTGGAAGCGTGCGCCGCCGTCAAAGCGGCTCTCGCTCAGATTGCCATGACGATCACGACGAAGGGCGGTCAACAGGCGCTCGAAGGAATCAAGCGGCAACTGGAAACGACGGTCAACACCGGGAACTCATCGTGGTACGACCAGAACCCCACAGCGGTAAACGGTTCGATCTGGGCATCGGGGCCGGGAACCGCACTGGCTGCGTTCAAAAGCTCTGGCGAAGGCGGCGATCCTGAAGAGGTCCGGCAGTACAAGCTCATGTGCTGCATGGTTAAAGACGTGCCGGAAACATTCCTTGCAGACGTGAGCACGGGCAACCTGGCGACGGCTACGACGCTGGACCGGCCCACGGAACTGGCGTTCAAATCGTTGCAGGAGGAATGGCGGGAGGATCTGTGCGTCATCGTGACGTTTGCGCTTCGCAATTCCGCGAAGGCGCCGAACTCGAAATTCCGTGAAGCGCTGGCCGCGCGGAAACTGAACATGGACAAACCCGTCCTGATCTACGAAGCGAAGCGGGTACGGAATCACCGGGGCGACTGGCACTACGTGGTATCCGAAGCGAAACCGGAAGTCACGAACGCAATCGAAGTAACCGTAACCTTCCCTGAGATCCGCGAAGGCGATATCCCGGCTTTGGTGACTGCGACGGTGGAAGCGATGACGCTGAAGAATACGCAGGGACAGGTCGTAGGCATCGACCAGAAGACCGGCGTGCAGCACCTGTTTACGTTGCTGGGTATCGACAAGGCTGATGAGATCGTAGAGCAGATGTACCCGGACGGTGAGTACGATCCGAACCGCGAGAACCAGGCCGATGCAGAAGCGGAGCGCACAGCACAGGCCGCGAAAGCAGTGGCAGCACTGAAACCGCAACCGGACCCAGCGAAGAAGCCCACCATGGAAGCGGCGTTAGACCGGCTGGCTGGTGCAATGGACCGCATCAAAGAATCCTGGAAGGACGCGGCGTGAAAATGGAGCCCGTTCAGTCATCGAATGTCGCCGAGATCGGCTGGGAGAACGACACCTTGGCCGTGAACTACAAGAGCGGCACGTCCATCGAACTTCCCGGCGTCACCAAAGCACAGTACGAAGAACTGATGGCCGCGCCATCGAAGGGAAAGGCACTGAATGGATTGATTGCGCTGCGGGCTGGCGTCACGCTGAAATCGTGTGCGCCGAACAGTGCGGCGTCCGTGGCGGCCGGAATCCCGATTCACACAACGCAGGCAGACGGATGCTGCGGGAAGGCGCTGAACCGCGCATCACTCACCGGGAAGCTGGATAATCTGGAGCCGTTCCAATGCCCACGATGCGGCATCGAATACAGACCGGCGGCGAAAGGCCCGCTGGTGCTCTGGCAAGCCGTCTGTGACGTGATGGTGTTCAAGGTATGACGCCGGAAGCGGAACTGCTGGAGGCCGTCAACGATCTCGCCTCCCTGCTGGAATCAGAGACACGGCCAAAGCTCCAGCTTCGCCGCGACAAAGCCATAGCCGGGCCATCGCGCGTCATTCAGAAACTCGCACGGTCCCGGTTCCGATCGCAACTGAAAGCCGTCCTGCAATCCCATGCACTCCGCAACCTGACGCACCTGAAAGAAGCGGAGACTGAAGCCGAAGCCCGGCAGCGCGTTATCGACGAAGCGACACTCACGCTCGGGACAGTGATCTACCACCAGCCCGTCACCGCTGTAGATTCCCTGCGATACGACACAGCCATCAGAGCGGCAATTCAAAGCGGAGCGGAGAGCGCGGCGGAAGTACTGGCATCGGCACCGGCGAACCCGGAATCCTTCATCGCAGAATATCTGAAGTCGAACGGGTTCACGAAGCTGACCGGCGAGATTGACAAAACTACGGTGGACCGCATTGCTACCGCCATCGCAGAAGCCTACGAAGAGGGCGCGGACTTCGATGCAACGGTAAAGGCCGTGCGCGCGGAGTTTGTGGACATGACCGCGAACCGGGCGAAGATGATTGCACACACAGAATTGAACGATGCCTACAATCAAAGCATTCTGCACTTTGGGGAAGAGGCTGGAGCCACGCGCAAAAGCTGGCAAACGGATTTAGCGCCGTGCCTGATCTGCATAGCGAATTCCCTGCAAGGTGAGATCGCATTCGATGAAGATTTTGAAAGCGGCGACGAGGCTCCCCCTTCGCATCCTAATTGCATGTGCTCCCTGATGCTTCACGCCGGATAATTTCCTTTACAGCTTCAGTCGTGCCAGAATCTCGCCATCGCGGAGCGTGAAGCGCGGCCCATGAGTCTCTTTGCGGAATCGGCGTAGAATGGTGGCGTGAACTTCCGCGCCTCAGCCCGCTACGTCCCGCTTAACCTCTCGGTCATCCAAAAGACCTATGCCACAGCAAACCGGCTGAGCGTGGAGCAATCCGCGGAAACGATTCTGGAAGCGGCCGAATCTATCGTTCCGGTTGACACGGGCGAACTCCGCGAATCCGGTCACACGGAAATCGAAGTCAGCGGCGACAAAGCTACTGGGTACGTCGTATTCGACGCGCCGCACGCGGCCTACGTCGAGTACGGGACCGGGATCCGCGGAGAAGCTTCACCAGGGGCGGGCGACGGACCTTACGATCCCAACTGGCCAGGAATGCCGGCTCAACCTTACGCACGTCCTGCACTGGACTCCACGCGCAGCGAAGTGGCGGAAATCTTCCGCGACAACTACACGGCGGCTACCCGGCTAATCGGCGGGAAGTAAACCAGACGTGTTACAGAGCCGCACCAGCCGCGCGGCCTCATTCCCTGAAATCATCGCTCCCCGGATCTTGCCTTCAAACTCCCGCGCAAGGAAATCTTTAGCGGCGGAAACGCCGGCTGCGAAGCCTCGGGACTCCGACATGTCCTTAACCGTGGCATTGTAGGCGTTTCGATGTTTCGATCGGCAGGCCTTGCACCAGAGCGGGTATCCGCTGGTGTCCAAATCCTTACCGCACGCCTTTCCGTCATCCCCTACCCGACGACAAACCGCCTGTGTTTCACGTGAAACATCGGGCGCGGATTCCGCTGCTTGGCTGGCCATTGGGTGAATTCTACCACAAAGCAATTGAATCCATTATTTCGGGCTTTTGTTTTCATCACGCCGGGTTCCACTGTACTATCGCGCTCAGATGAAGTTGCGGGCCGAAACCATTCTGATCGCGCAAGACTTGCAGGAATCCTCCGACGCTCTCATGTCGGGCGATACCCGGTCTGTGCTCTCCGATGCCGTCGATGCGATCCACAAGGACGGCGGCTATGGATACGTTTTAGACCATTACGGCGATGACGAATCCGGAGACGTGGTTTATCGCTCATCCGGCGAGACTATGCAGGCTCCGTACTCAATGAGCGGCGGCAACGGGTTCGCGAAGAAAGCCAGCATTGACACCGCGAACGCAATGAAAGTGCGCGGGCGCATGGTGTACGAACCGATGCAGGACGAAGCCGATCACTATGCGGCCATGTCCGAAGCGGCGATCTCGGCAAAGCTGTACTCGGAAGTCCCGGTTTACGAGCGCTTCGTGTCGAAGGCGGAACGTGATTCCGCAGGAGAATCTGACTTCGCGGGCAAAGGGAAATCGTTCCCGATCCTGAAGCGTGAAGACGTGATGGCGGCGGTTCGGTCGATTGGCCGGGCCGGTTCCGGCAACTCCAGCGCGGCCACAATTAAGGCCAACATTATCGCGATTGCGAAGCGCAAGGGATGGGAAGACGAACTGCCGAAGGCCTGGCGCACGAAGAAAACAACGGAAGCGGCAACCGGCCCCGCGGCGGGCGTGAAGCTCATTGAATCGGCGCCGGCTTCGTTCGTTGGCGAAGTGAAACTCACCGAAGGCCAGCGGAGCACCTACCCGATTTTGATGATATCGCCGGGCACGGGTTCGAGCGCTCACTACCCGGCTGAAGTCCTGAAGAAAGCCGCCGAAGCTGGCGTCTTCAAAGCCAAAACGTTCATGTACTGGAACCATCCGACCGCAGCGCAGGAAGCCGCGCGGCCGGAAGGCGATCTGGACAATCTCGCGGCCATCACCACGAAAGACGGCGTGTGGATGGAAAACGGGCCGAAAGGTCCTGGCGTGTACGCAGAAGCCAAACCCATGGCCGACTATGCTCAGAAGATCGAAGAGCGCGCACCGCACATCGGTCTCTCTATCCGCGCCGGCGGTACGGCATCCGGTCAGACCAAAGACGGAAAGCCTGTACTCGCATCGATCGATCACGTCGAGTCCGTTGACTACGTGACCCGGGCCGGGCGCGGCGGTATGGCGCTGGCCGAATCCGACAAATTTACGAAGTTGCTCGAATCATTCAACGAAGGAGGCCAGGTCGATATGACTGAAGCCGAAGTAAAAGAACTGAAAGAAAGCGTTACCGCCCTTCAGGCCGACAACGCGAAGATGAAAGCTCGAATCCTGTTCGCGGACGCCACAAGCCTCGCGGGCGCGGTGCTCTCAACCACCTCGCTGAATGAGGCGCAACGGGCCTTCGTGATTGGCTCCGTCATCGGCACCGTGGAAGCCCCGCGCGACCTGCCCGTCAAAGACGGCTCTCTGAACGCGACGGCTCTTACCGAAGCAATCAACGCGGGCGCCAAAGCCTACAGCGCCACTCTTCCGGCAACGGGCGGCGTGCGTGGCATGGGCGGAGCGGCTCCGGTTGTCATGACCGAAACCGCCGACGCCAAAGCGGCGCGGGAAGCTCGGGAAAAAGAATTCAAGGCGGCGGATGTTCGGGCGCTCATGCAGCTCGGAATGTCCGAAGCCGCGGCGAAAGCTCAAGTGGGGGTGGCAGCTTAAATGATTAACCAGATTTTTTCGGTCACACCGACCAAAACACGCAACGCGCAGTTGCCGTCCACGGAAACGTTGGCCGGTACTCCGCAATTCATCGGCGATCTGCCGTGCATCAACCTCGATTCGTACCAGGCGAATGTGGGCGGCGCTACCTGCTACTTCGACGGTGCCTATTCGGTATCGGTCACGGCGAAATCCTCGCTGTCTCCCTCGGTGGGAGCGGCCATCAAGCCGGGTGACCCGATCTATGCGGTTGGCGGCTCTCGGGACGCCACAACGAACGTGCTCACCGGCTTTACGCTGTGCGCCGATTCGAGCGGCGATCTCTGGGGTTATCTCGATCCCACAGAAACCACCATCGCTTCCAGCGACACAAACGACGCGGCGACCGTCTCTATCGCCAATAAAATTTAAGGAGCCACCGAACACATGATCCGCACAACTTTTGACACCATCAACGGCGACATGTCGCAGGAAGTTCTGGGCTTTGGGCGTCCGCGCAACATCATGAAACTGCCGGCCGCTTCGCCGGTTCGGCAACGCGCACTTGAAGCGGCGCGGCTCGTGGCTGGCGTCGTATCGGGCGAAGTGGACCCGTACTGGCTCCGAGTTGCAATGGCCCCGCCCAGCGACGGCCACATTGCGATGCTCTCGGAAGCTGGCTTTCCGCGACTTTACCCGCAGGGCCAGAACCTTCAGGGATTGCGCGAAACAATGTCGCGCACGGACTATCAGGCACTCTTCGCGGACGTGCTGGATATCCTGTTCTACGGCCAGTTTCAGGCATTCGAGATTTTCAACGAAACCCTGTGCAAGGTCGTCGACTTGGCGGATACTCGCTTTGTCAAGCGCTACATGCTCGACGGCTTGGTGGAGCCCGCTGAATTCATGGACCTCGCGGCCCCGGCTCCGCAGCAGTCCTACAGCGGCCCTGTTCCGCAGGATGGCGCAACCTTCCCGACCACCAACACGGCCGCGGTGGAATATCAGCCGCGCCTGTGCCAGTCGAAAGCCTCGATCAACTGGAGCGCGTTGCTCAACGACAATCTGGGTATCTTCACGGAAGTACCGCGCGACCTGATGACCACCATCAAACGCCGCATCGCAATCTTCATTCACTCGCTCTACGTGGGTGACGGCGTTCTGAACACCACGCTCTTCCAGTCCGGTTACCGGAATCAGATACTCATCGCCAACGGGGCCAGCGCAAACAATCCCGGCCTCTCGGCTCAGGGCATTATGGAAGGCACCAAGATCCTCGCCGGCCAGCGTGACGCCACGGGCCAGCCGATCATGTTCGGTGGCCGCGTGAAAATCACCTACGGCTCTGCCAACATCGCGACCGCGCGCAACCTGCAGAACGCCATCCGCAACCAGATCAGCGTGGAAGGCGGCAGCGCGAACGCGCAGGGCTTCCCGTCTCAGTTCCTCGAAACCAACGCCTGGTTCAACCAGAATGTGGATTGGATTCACGATCCCTACTGGGATACCGGCTCGGCAGCGGCGGGCTTCTCTTCTCTGCCGAACGGCTGGACGATGAGCCTCGACCCCGGCACGGTGGCGCGTCCCGGGCTGGAACTCGGATACCTTCGCGGCTTCCGCGGTCCTCAGCTCTTCCAGAAAGTCCCGAACACCATGCGGCCAGGCGGCGGCGTAGAACCGATGATGGGCGATTTCTCCTCAATGAATCAGGAGATGAAGGCCATGTCGGTACTGGGCGGCACACAGATCGACGGGCGCAGTTGGGTGGGCTCTACCGGAACCGGCAACGCATAGAGCTTCTCCCCGAAGGCAGCAAGCGCCGTTCGTTTGGTTGAGATGCCAGCGGGCGGCGCTTTTGAGTTTGAAACAGGAGTTTTGAAAATGTGGATTCTACTCGAAAAAGTTACTGACATCACTTCGGCGCAAATCCTTGCCATGGCCTCAACGCCAGTTGAAATCATCCCCGACCCAGGCGACGGATTTATCACTGTGCCGGTAGGAATTTGCTGGGACGTCCAGCCGGGAACCGCATACTCTGGCGCTGGCAGTATCACCACTGCGTTTGACGGCGGCGCAACGGCGTTCACCACCTTCACGCCGGGCCTGGATGCGGCGGTGCAGACGATTGGCGCGGCGCTGGCACCTTCCGAAGCAGCAGCCGCAGCGACGACCCGCGCGGGTGCGGTGACGGCCTCCCTGGCGGATCCGCTGACCACGGGAACCGGTACACTCCGCATCACAGCCAAGTACTACGTTCAGGATCTTCAGTCGTAACGAGGGCGGATGCCGCAGACCTACACGTACGATCCGCTGGACCCCGGCCCGATTGACTACGTTCGTTTTTTGATCCCCGATACCGAATTCATCCCCGGCACCAATCCTCCGGTAATGATCTTCTCGGATCAGGAAATAGAGATTATGTTCACGATTCAGCGGGGCTCAGGGTTTCAAAGTTCCATGTTCTTCAGCGGATCACAAGGGCGGCAGTTGCCAAACCAACCAGTCAGTTACTACCGAGTCGCAGCGATCGGGCTCGACACGCTGGCAAACAACAAAGCGAAACTGGGCGGCGTTCTGAAGTTGCTCGACGTCACGCTTCAGCGCACAAAAGAAGTAGTGGACGCGCTCCGCGATGGCGCGAATAACTATCGCGAACAGGATGACAACGCCGGCTCATTCGTTCTGATCGAGCAGACCAACACCGAATGGTCCTTCCGTGATCGTTGGTGGAAGCAATTTCAGCGGCAGGCATCCGGCACTTTTGCATAGGAGACAACGGCAATGATGGGAACCAAGAGCGTAAAAATCATCTGCGACGGGACGGTGCAGAATCTCGGGCAGATCCTCGGCGAGACCGCGCAGTTCGCATGGGGCCAGTTTCTCGCGGGCGATCCCGGCGCGGCGGTGTTCATCGGCGGGGAAGATTGCGACACGCAGGGCTTTCCTCTCGCGTCAGGAGCGGGCCAGCTATACCCGCGAAACACGGGCGAAATTTTCAACCTGTATCTGGCGCCGAAAGTCTTCTTTGTCGGCGCGACAGATGATGTTCTTTATTTTCTGTACCCGGTAGGTTAATCATGCGAACTCTGTTGTCTTTCATCTTCGCGGTGTTTCTGCTTTCGGGGACCCTCTCCGCTCAGTACTCGAATAGCCCTTTCAATTCGAGCAGCACGGCTCCGTCTGGAACGTGTACGGCCAATACCGGGCGGCTCGTTGGGCCTTCAGGGACGATCTACACGTGCCAAAACGGGCATTGGGGGCAGGTTTCTGGGGGCGCCGGTGGTGCTCTCCCTGCCGGTTGTCCGGGTGCCGGGAGTGTGCAGTTATACGCAACGAGTGCGACTTTCGGGTGTGATGCCAATTTCATTGTAGATACCAGTGAGCATGTTTTAATATACCCGTCATTTCTGACGCAAAACACTATAGCCAATACTGGAGATCTACCTCTTGGCGTATGGTTATGGGGAAACCGCACCTACGGATGCGCGGCATCCCCAGGCGCTGATGATCCTCTGTTCGGAGACTGCCCTGTGATCCAAGTTGAGCATGTGTTCCCCGATGGGTATGACGCGGATGTGATCGAAAACAATATAAGTTATTTCACTGCATCGTCTTTGAGTCTGAACTTCGGTGGAGCGGTCCAATACAATGTTGGTCTTACTGGCAGCGGCAACTATATAGCCAATCCGTCTTACCTGCCAGTTTCCGCACTAAAGGCAAGTATCACGAGTCACACTTCCGGAACGGTCGATTTTATGTCCTCCATGAACCTGTATGGTGGTGTAACGGGCGGTGGTACGGTGGCCAATTGGGCACAGTTGTTTTTCACTACGATGTCTGTTAATTCAGACGGCAGTTCGCTGACAAATGGATTCGACATTTACATGACGAACCTTGATACAGCGTCGGGAAAAGCTACCAACCCTTATTACAGTTGGATGGACTCGCGGGGAGTCCGTCGGGTAAAAGAAGACAATACTTTCAATTCTGTGGGGCAAGCAATCGAAGCTCTCTATAATCCCCAGTTCACGAAGTATACGCCTGGAGCGGTGAACTATGAGCGGATCGTTCTCGGAGAGTGGGACACGAATGTAGCGAAGATCGGAACGGAATGCGGCGGTACCGGCACATGTCGGGCGACCGCTATTCTCTCCGAGGGCAAGACCTGCACGATCAACACGGCAACGGGAGTGTGGACGTGCTCCTAAGAATCTGCTTTGCGTTTGTCGCCCTGTCCCTGTTTGCACAGGAAGGAAGCCCGCCTCCAACAAAAACCGTTGAGCAGCAACTCGCCGAAGCGAAGGCGGAAAACGCGAAGCTCTCAAAACTTCTCAATGCGTGGGCGCTGAAGGCTCAGGCATGCGACATCGCGCTCACGAACGCGCAGGCCATCGGATTCCCGGAAAAGACGGATCAGAAACGGTAGACACGTGTATCAGGGCCAAGGCTACACCTTCGACGCCGTTGTGCCGGCAGTCATTGACGCCGGGATAGCGAACAGCCTCGCAACCTTTCAGGCTCCGACGGGTGCGCTGATCGGGGCTGGACAACCCGACCCGGATGGCTGGGAAGACGTTGTCGGCTACGTCGGAATCGTGTGCATGGACGCTCCGACCTCAGACAGCCGGATCACGGCGAATGAAAAGAAATCGGAAGCGTTCATCGAATCCGACAACTCGGAACACATTTGGCTGGCAGGGAATTACCCGGAGATCGCAAGCCACACGGAATGGCGCTGCATCGTGACGGCCGCCAACGGGGTTACGACAACGTATGACGTACTCGGGGCCGAAAGCGACTCACAGGGAAAGACAACTCGCGTTCAGGTGAACGTGTCAACGGTGTAGCGGAAAAATGAAGACCTCGGCAAACGGCATCGCGCTTATCGAACGGTTTGAGGGCTTGCGCCTGAAAGCCTATCAGGACGGTGCGGGCGTTTGGACAATCGGTTACGGTCACGCCGGCGCGCGCAAAGACGAATATGAAACGCAGGCGCAGGCCGAAACGGATCTGTGCGCGGACGTGGAAGCCGCAGAGAGCGCGGTCAGTTCGATGGTCCACGCGCGGTTGAATCAGAATCAGTTCGATGCGCTGGTGAGTTTCACATTCAACGAAGGGGCTGGGCGGCTCAGATCATCAACGCTTCTATGGCTCCTGAATAGCGGCAAATATGCTGAGGCCGCGCAGCAGTTCCCGCGCTGGGATATCGTGGCCGGCGAAGTATCGCCGGGCTTGCTCAAACGGCGCGTGGCTGAACAGGCGCTGTTCCTGAAGGCGGTGGTCTGATGCCGTATTCCTCGCCGGAACTGAAGCTCCGCACTCTGGCCGTTCAGGACCCAACAATGCAGGCCGACTTCGGAGGCTCGGACCCTTCGACGTTCCGCTGGTACGACGAAACTCTCCTGCAAAACCAGATCGGAAAATTACTGGTGACCGGCGCATGCGCCACGGTGAAGCGGGTTTCAACGATCCGGCAGGGTAACCAAGGTGGAATCGGAAATCTGAGTTGGCCGCTGATTCAGATCGACGTTTACGACCGTGTGTCGGAGCAAGCGCGAATCGTCGCCAACGATGTGATTGATTTCATGCAAGGCGTTGACCTCGCATCGCTGGGCCAGTTTGAATCGCCGCGCACGGGACCGGCGCAGAATCCGTCGGTGCTCCTGAATCAGCGGCAGGGAGTTTTGCAGGGGCAACAGTCGCCTGGCGGCCCAGTCTTTTATCAGTCAATGGATTTCCGCATCGCGAATGCGGAGAACCTCAGTATCAGTTAAGACCATGACGCCGATCAAACCTGCATTGACGACAATTTCTGGCACCATTCGATGGATTGGTGTATGTGTTCCTTTCATCGAAAAGATGGCCTCGTTCGCAATGCGTTTGATTTCGCAGGGCACTGAGCTTGCCGCGCCTGACATTTTCTTTGGCGGTCACTGGCTCCAAATGGCGGGGATTTACGCACGAGCGAACGCGGCACAAATGATCGAGTTGCATGCCGGCCGGGATTGGTCCGATGAAGTTTTCGTAAGCCCATCTGTGGGCATACATGGATTTGCATTTCGCAATTCCAAAACACCCATAGCCATTCAGGTTGCCGTTACCGGGCGCGAGAATGCAGCCAGTCCAAAGCCAGCAACCGGAGTTCGGCTCAGGCGAAACGAACTTCCAAAACCTTTCAAGTGCTGTAGGATAGCGTCTAGGCATCTGATCTCGTTGGGATCACGTTGCTTAGGGCTGCGCGAAGCGGGTAACTTCGTTGCGGCCCGTTTTTATTTTACCCCTCTTTTCAGCCAGTAGGAAATGCAACAGAAGGACACAGGAGCGTCAAATCATGCCATTGAACCCCGTAAACCTTACCGAGTCTGGGATTCCAGCGGTCGGAACTCAGTTAGCCGTCTCAAACGGCTCCAGCCCGATCACCTATCTCTCGCTTGGTAATCAGGCGAAAATCACCACCAACACAAAGACCGATTCCGCAGACACTACCAATCAGGGCGTGGACTGGGATCAGTCGATTCCCACGCTAAAGGTTGGCGGCGAGATCGGCGTCGAGGTTTTCTACATCCCCGACTCTCACAACACGGCCAGCTTACTGGGCCACTGTGCGACCGACGGCGATACGCTCCTCGGCATGTTCCTCGCGCAGACCGTTACCGGCTGGCGGCTGACCTTCCCCGATGGCAAGGGTTGGTTCTTTGACGCCTATGTGCTCGAAGTTCCTGTGACCTCCGACCCCACGGGCAAGGCGCTGATGATCTCGACGAAGATCAAGATCACTGGTTCGATGGTGCCCTTTTAGGAGCCATCATGCAGACCAACACGATCGCGGCACCTCCGACAGTGCAAATCGGAGGACGGCCGTACCATGTCCGTTATTCGACGGGCGCGTTTTATCTTCTCTCCACCTGGGGCATTGACGTCACAGCCGTAGCGCAGACGCTCAACGATAAGTTCCAGAACGGCCACTATACCGAAGCGATGTACAAGCTGGCGGCCGCGGGGCTCGGGACTATCGACAAAGAGGGCGACTGGGAGACACTCGGCATCGAACCGCTGAAGCTGGCTGATCGGCTGAAAGACGGGGAAGCCGCGGCGCTCATGGAAGTTGTCTGGCGGGAATTCTCGGGAAAACTTGGGCTGGTGACGACGACGGCCGGGACGGCTCCAGCTCCGCTGAATCCCTCGACCGAGACGCCTGGATCCGGCACTGGGCCTTTGGAACCAGCACCGCAGGCTTAGGGCTCACTACCCGGCAGTTCTGGGGCTTGACTCCGCGGGAGTTTCAGGCCCTGTATCGGGAGTGGAAGAACCGGAGGGAGTTTGAATGCGCTCAGTTCGCAGACCTTCAGGCAACCATCCACAACGGGCTATGGAAGCGCGACGACGGCAAAGTATGGACTCGGGCCATGTTCATGCCGGGCTATGTTCCGCCTCCGATTCAGGACGACTGGCGCACCCAGAAAGCCGTGTTTGCGGCAATGGCTGCCAAGCGCAACCCGCCATCCCCGGAAGAACGGAAGCAACGCAAACAGGCCGTGAGGGACCGCGCAGAGCGCAGCAAACGTGCTTTGGAAGCGGCAGCACGTGGAGTCACTGGCGAACAGATTCAACAGATCATGCTCGGAAAGGCTTAAATCATGGCACGTGAATCAGCGGGTGCAATCTATGTCTCGATCGACGGCGACAACTCACCATTGCTGGCGAAGTATGCACAGACAGAAGCTCAGAGCCGGGCCGCCGGGCAGCGGATCGCTCAGGGGCTCGGGGCCGGGTTCCAGCAGGGTACTGGGCTGGTGGATCAGTTCGGGCGCACGGTCCAGTCCACCGTCCCGCCGTTGGTTGAGGCGACCGAAGCGACGGAAGCGCTCGGGGCGGCAAGCGCCCACACGGTCACGGAGATTCAGGCCATGTCGGGCGCTCTCCGCACGCTCGACGGCAACGGCGGTATCCGTGCCGCGGAGCGGTTTCTGGCTACCACCTTGGGGCTGGGTGGCGCGGTACAGGCACTCTTCCCAATTATCGGATTGATTGCCGTTGCCGAGTTGCTGGACAAGGTGATCAGCAAGTTCTCCAAAGCTCATGACCAGAGCGAAGAATTCACCCAGGCGCTGAAGTCCACAGAACAGGCCGCGCGTGGGCTGGTGAACACGCTGGACGACATCAACGTAGACAAGATGCGTGATGCCTTTGGGGGAGCTGCGGGGGAGCGCATGCGGGCGGCTGTGCTCGAAATGCAGTCCTTCGACAAGCTCACTGAAGCGGCTGGAAAACGCGCTCTCATCAAATCAGCCGGCGAGAACGAAAACTGGATCACGACGGTATTCGGAAAGCCAACGGACATCGCGGCGGTCAAACAGCAGATTGAGCAACTGTCCCTTGAATCTCAGGCCCTCGCCGCGCAAGCGGACGAAGCCCGGCGCCACGCGAACGAAGTCACCGGACCCCATGAAGCGCAGGAGGCCGCACGCAAGGCGGAAGAGGAACGGAAACGGCAGTCCGCCGAACTGAAGCGCGAACAGGAAGAGGCCGCACGGCAGGCCCGGGTCATTATCGAAGGCGTTCGCATTGCGCGGCGCGAATCCGCTGCCGAAGAAAAGAATCTGATTCGTGAGAACAAAGATGAATTGATGCGCGGGCTGGAAGAAACCAGCCGGGAGTTTGAAAACGATGAGCGCAATCGCCGGGCTGAAATCGTAGCCGAAACAGCAGCACGGAACCGGGCCAATGAAGAATCCATCCGCGCGGGCGGCGTGCGGCAGGGTTCGGCGGATGAAATAGCGCGGCTTCAGGTTGAGCAAACCTATGCGCTCCAGTTGTCCCACACGCGGGCCGAAGAACTTCAGTACGTCAAAGACATCGCGGCATCCGAAGAGCTGGCACTCCAGCACAAGATAGACGCACTGCAAACGCTGAAGGATTACCAGACACAGAATCTGCTTTACGACGAAGCAAACCGGACGGATCTGGAGGTGGAGCGGGCGAAAGCGGCTCTCCGAAAGCAGCAGATGGAGGATGCTATGCGCATAGCGACCGCACGGCGCGGGACGCAGATCGGAGCGGGGCTGACTGGAATCGCGGCTGGTGTGCCGGGACAACTCGGCGGCGCACTCGCAAGCGGCATAACGGGCGGTAACATCGGCCAACAGATCAAACAGGCACTGACCGGCATCGGAAAGGAAATGATGGGCGACGTTTTCAAAGACCTGATTGCGTCGATCCTCGGCAATTCTCTGGTGACGTTGGCGAACACAGCCAGCGTGGAATTGAATACCTTCTGGCTGGCAATCAAAAGCTTTGTCGGTGGGATATTCGGCTTCGCTTCGGGCGGCAGACCTCCGGTAGGCGTCCCGTCTATCGTCGGGGAGCGCGGGCCGGAACTCTTCATACCTGACGGCCCCGGGCTCATCATCCCCAACACGATGACGCAGAATCTTCTCTCTGGACCATCCGCGAATCTCCTGACAGCCAGCATGATCAGCAACTCAAATTCAAGCTCACTCTCGATTGGGTCGTTGCATCTGCACGGGGTTCAGAGTGTGGAGCAGTTCGCGCGGCGGCTCCCGAACGTGCTGAAGTCGCGGGCGCCCAACTTCTCACCAGCCTCACGGTAAACAGAAATGGCCTGGAACACCCTCACCTCCGAAGCATCGCTCAAAACCTTCGACAGCCGTGCGCTGTCACCGGGCAACTATTCCGCGCACATGGAGTGGGCGAACTCGGCAGTGATAAATCAGGGCGTCATGGTGGCGCTGTCGAACGCAGGCCGGGTGGTTCAGAGCATAACGAATTCGCACACAGACGGCGGCGGATTCACGACATGGACAATCACACTTCCAGATGATAATGCGGCGGGTAATGCTCTTGTGCTTGATATGTGGTTCAACGCGGGCACGGCCATTGCTGGCCCCGTGACCGTGAGCGACAGAAACGGCAACACCTGGACCAACGAGGTACTGTCTCACCCAGCATTTCAGGGCCAGTTCGCTGGAATATTCGTTGCTCTCGGTATTGCGGCCGGCCCAAACACAGTAACAATCACGATGGGGGGGGATCATCCGTTCACGGATCTCGCCGTGGCCTTGCACGAATACCCCGGCGCAACGGCCGTGCAATCCAGCGTCTACGGATGCGGTGGACTGTTTGGTACGGGAAGCCCTGTAGACGTCACTTTGACCTCAACCGGCAGCGCAGTGCTTCATCTGGCCGTGGCTCCCGAAACCGCTCTGACTCTGGTGAGTGGCGGTGGATTCGTGGGATGCACTCCAGCGTGGCTCATGATCTACGAGGGGGAGCCTGCCGAGGCGAATGCCTGGGTAGATCAATCCCATCGCCTGCATGTCTCGGAGTCCATCTCGATCTCATGGATTGTGCGGCAGCGCGGAACCGCGAAAGTCCCGCTGATAATCAGCGGCGACGACGATTACATGCCTACCATCGGCTCTCAGGTCTGCCTCTGGGACATCACCGAAACCGATGACTTTGAGGTATTCAGCGGGACGATTGACGATCTTGAGGTGAAGTGGTTCGGTCAGGATGGGACTAAGGTTGTCACACTCACATGTGTTTCGCTGGAGCAGGTCTTCGATACGATCCGGCTGCCAAATCTCCTGTTCGAGAACAAAACGGCGGGATTCATTTTCACTACGCTGTTCGCCTATGCTGCCGGATCTCCAGTAACACTCGGAACCGTGGATGCGGGCGCGACAATCGCCAATTTCGCTATCTCGGATTTCCCGTCAATCAGCGATGCGTTTACGCGGCTGGCTACGCTCTCGGAGTACGTCTGGGGCGTGGACCCAGGAACCGGCGCGGCTTACTTCACGCCGCCGAATACAGCACCTTCCCCGTTCACGCTTGCGGCCACGGATGTACTGTGGGAGCAGTTCACTTTCAAAGAAGAGCGGCACGATTACCGGAACTGGCAAGCAATCAAGATCCCCGATAACGTGGCCGTTCAGTCAAAGGAATATTTCGACGGAGCCGGGCAGTCGAATTTCACGACACTGCGGCCGATCGCGCAGATCACAAATGCGTGGCTCACGCAAAACACGGCGAATATCGCAATCGGAACTTTCACTGGGCAGCCGTCGCCGGGAGACACCATCTCTTTCGGATTCACTTCGGGCTGGACCGCAAGCGCGGCGATCGGGATGGATCAAATTATCGTCGATGGCAACGGCTACGCGCAGAAATGCACGGTGCCGGGAACCACGGGATTAACAGAGCCTTCCTGGGTGGAGCTGTACGGCGAATTCACGACGGACAACACGGTCCAGTGGCAGAATCAGGGCATCGCCGGTTTCGGATCGGGGCTTGTCGCCGCCTACACCTTCGTGACGGCGCTGGACAATACGCAGTTCGGCCAGGTTCTCATCGGGGCGAACCTTGCGGCGACGATTCAGAATCTCGCGGATGCCATCAACTCAATTCAGGCACAGGCCGGAATTACATTCTCGCTGCCCACGTGGGAAAACCCGGAAGTCAATGCGGACGAGCCGCCGACCTCAACGCAGATCACCGTCCGAAGCAAGCCTGTGGGCGCCGGGTTCGTGACGGCCGTCAGCGAGTCTTGTGCCAACTTCTCGTGGGACCGGGCCAACACGAGCGGTGGGGTGACGACATTCGGTACCGATGTGATCACGTTTGGAGTCCGCGGGCAGACCGCCGGCGGACCGATCTTCACGATTGTCTATACGCCGGGCAGTAATATCATTTCGAGCGCAACTCCACTGGACGTGGGCAACCGTCTGGCAGTTCAGTATCAGGCTTCTGACGCTGGATATATTCGCGTGGAAAATTCAGACGATGTGGCGCAGCGCGCATTGATAGAAAGCGGGACCGGAAAGTATCAACAGACCTCGAGCGACGATCAGGCATTGACATTGCCGGAAGCTCTGCAGCTCGCGCAACAGCAGCTCGCGGCCTTCGGGGTGATCCCGCAGACCTTCCAATTTACTACGATGCGGGCGGGGCTCTACGTGGGCCAGGTGCTGGCAATTTCGATGGACAATCCGGTAGGGCTCAATGCGATCCTCGGAGCCGGTCCAGCTGGCCCGACCGACTATACGGCGACCCAAGTTCCAACCGGAGGCACGGAGCCGTGGGGTATCTGCTACGACGGCAACGGCCACGTGTGGAGTTGTGACACCGTAGCCGGCGCAATCCTGAAAATAGACGTTGCAACGCAGACGGTGATAGATACGGTTGCAATCCCCGGGGGCGATGCGCGGGGATGCTGCTACGACGCAGGAACCAATACCGTCTGGGCTGTTTGCAATGGCGGGGACACGGTGACAAAGATCGATGCCACCTCGGATGCAATCATCGGAACCTATGCGATCGGCAGCGGCGGAACGGGATTGATCTCGGACGGCACGCGCATATGGATCTGCAATCACAACGACAATACGGTCACGGTTCTATTAGCCGCGGATGGGAGTCTGGTGGCGACGGTCGGGGTTGGCGGCGGCCCGAATGATATCTGTTTCGATGGAACGAATCTATGGACCGTCAACCAAGGCGGAAACAGCGTCACGAAGATCACGGCGAGTACCCAGGCGGTTGTGGGAACCTACACGGTCGGAAACCAGCCCACCGGCATAGCGTTCGACGGGACGGATATATGGGTGACTGACGGCGGATACACAACTACATTTCTACAATCGCTCGAACGGATCAACGCCGGGACCGGATCAGTGTCAAACACCTACGCGCTAGGCGACGATGGCACGCTGGATTCATTCGCGGGGCTGGCGTGGGATTCCTCGACAGGGATTCTCTGGATGTGCAACGCACGCGGAGGCCCGGGAAACAATCTGATCTATGCGGTAGATGTTTCCACCGGGACGATTGCCGCGACTTACGACGGATACCCGGGTGGCGCGCCTTTCCTTGTGTGCATCGCGGGTACTTCAGTCTGGGCATCGAATAACAATTTCGGTTTCCTGACGGAACTGATTCCCGCACAGGGCACAAGCTGGTTCATTCAGGAGATTCAGGCGGAAGTGGTCCCAGTGTACGGCGAGAATGGGGAATCAAATCGCTGGCTCCCGGGCGGAGGTCATTTCCGCTACACGGTGACGTGCATCGATGTGGCGCAGATCGGCTCATGGATTGATTTCTGGCTCGGGCTGGGCGGTGGATCTTCATCCGGCGGCGGTTCGTTCTCTGGCTCGGGTGCCCTCGGGCCGGGAGGTGGCGGCGGCAGTTCCTACTCGCAGACCTTTACCGGCGTCACCACGCTGACAGTTACGCATGGACTTAACACGGAGAACGTGGTGGTATCGGTCTACGACGGCAGCGGGAATATGATTATCCCGTCGAGTGTGCAGATCACCGGAGCAAACACAGTGGATCTGGTGTTTGGAGTGGCGACGGATGGCAGAGTAGTGGTGCTGGGAGGCTAAGACGAATGACGAAACGAGAGCGCAGTTTTGGGATGCTGATTTTCGCTGTGATATTCGCGGCGTGCCTTTGGTCCGCAGTTGTCAATGGATGGCTGGATTTCACTCAGATGACCGCGCCCAGCGCGCCGGGAAGCGGATACGGGCGCGTCTACGTGTCCAGCGGAGCAAGTGGATTGCTCGGGTGCAAGCTGCCCAGCGGACTGAGTTGCATGCCAACATCAACCGGAGCGACAGGGCCGACAGGCGCAACGGGTCCGACTGGGGCCACGGGAGCCACGGGGGTTACGGGTGCCACTGGTCCCACGGGAGCTACCGGAGTCACTGGGGCGACCGGCGCTACGGGGACAACAGGTGCGACGGGGGCAACCGGAGCGACAGGGTCTTCGATCACGCTCCAGACCAATGGGACAAACAACGGCTCTCAGTCAGTGCTGAATCTCAAAGCCGGAACAAACATGACGCTGACTGATAACGGCTCAGGTCAGATCACATTCGACGCGGCGGGGGGCGGCGGGGGCGGTGGGCTAACTCAATTGGCGCAAACCACGGTTGCGGGAAGCTCGACCAACTCGATCACATTTTCCACGATTTCAGGGTCGTATTCCAATCTTGAGATTTGGGTTATGGCGCGCTCCGATCTGGCATCTAATCATCTGGCCACGATGTACATACAATTCAACACCGACACAGCCGCGCATTACAATCACTCCGTTATCTATGCTGGCGGTTCAGGCGTGGGACAGTTCAATTCAACGTCCACGGCGCAACCTGAAATTTTCAACATACCGGCTGCGAGTGCCAGTGCGAACGTAGCTGCTGGAGTGGTGATTTACATCCCAGCCTACGCAGGTACGACATTTTACAAGAATGCGACTGCTCCGGGGTACACTCCGGATTTTTCCAGCGGTCAGGTTGTCGCTCTTGAAAACGCTCAATGGTCCTCCACGGCGGCTGTTACGTCGGTTACGCTGGGGCTTCAAAATGCTACCGCGCACTTTGTGGCCGGATCAGTATTCACGCTCTACGGGCTACAGTAACGCTCTAACGTGGTATCATTTCCGGCATGTCAGCAACCAACACAATCAATCAGATCACAGCGGCGGAACTCCAGTATGCTCCCGCCGTTCTCGCAGGCGTCCAGGCGGCGGAAGTCTCCGGGGCATCGGGTTCCGCGAAGGCTCAGGCTGTCATTGACGGCATCATGACGGGCGCGGGCGCTCTCGCTCAGACGCAGGGCATTCCGCCATCGGTAAGCGGTATCGCCGCGCTGGTGAACCTCACAGTGTCAATCCTGAACGCTTTGGGCGTATTCCGCAAAAAGAGCCAGCCAGTTGCAGCCGCGCCGGGAGCCTGATACGATTTCAGCAATGCAGTAAACTCTCAAATCAATCCATAGCCTGAACGGGCTGTTCGTAAACTCCGGGGGGAGCACCGGCAGCCCGTTTTTGCTTTACAACGTTGTAATGGTGCATAATAGTTGCCATGGCCAAACCCGAAGCAAAAGACGAAGTTCGCGCAACCGTATACTTTGACCGCAAGACGCATCGCCGCATGTGGGAGCTGGCCGATGACATCGCAGACGAGCGCCGCCGGGCCGGAACCAAGGGACCAAAGGTAACGCTATCTCTGGTTATCATTGAGGCGTGCGAAGCTCTGCTGGCATCCCGCAAGCCGAAGCGCAAAGCAGCGTAAGCCAATAGTTAACACTGAATTATTTTCAAAATAATTCGATATTTCGCATTTAGCTATTGCAACGCTGTAACGTTGTAGTGTATTCTGGTCTTGTCGCTGGGAGGCGACAACCAGAATGAAACAAGAAACAGAAGAATTAACAATGTCTGGTTTGATTCGCGGCCTCCGTGCTTGCGCTGACTGGCTGGAGCTCACCCCGAACGTTCCGCTCCCTTATGATCCGAAGTTGCAGATTTTCTCTGTCAACACGAAAGAGGACATTGCCGCTCTCGCCCGCAAGATGGGGAAATGCGATAAGGTTTTCAGTAACGAAATGTTCAGCGTCGTGAAGCACTTCGGGCCTTTCAAGGTGCAGGGAGTTGCTTACCGAGCCCAGGTATGTGAACGGGTCGTGGTGGGCTATGAAACCGTTGAGATTCCGGCGCAGCCCGCAAAGCCAGCGGAGACACTGGCCCGCGAAATCGTGGAATGGAAATGCGGTTCCCTGATGACGACTGTTGAGGTTCAGAAGGAACTCGCGGCGGCTCCCCTCCTGTTAACCGAATCCGAAGAGGTGCCGTTTTGAACTCGCGCACGCAGTCCCCATCTGCGCTCCACCCCGTACCGGGCGACGGGGGCGCAACCCCGGTAAAATCTGAAGTCATTTGGGTGGATTGCCCGAACTGCAAATCACCCATGCGGGCCGACCGCGATGAATGCCGGAACTGCGGGCATGACGTTCGCGGGCTCTGCCGGTATTGCGGACAGACACATTGCACCTGCGACGGAGTTACGCGGATGATTGCCGACCGTGAGCGCAATCTGGCCGGGAAGGTGAGGTACATCTGATGAAACGGAGACCGAACGGCACGCTGACGCGGGTGGAAATGTTCCGGCTCAAATTCAAAAGCCAGACCTACACCTACAACTTTTTCCGTGGCGCATGGGAGCGCAGATTCGGAGGCTTGGACGCCTACGGCGTGCTGGTGTCCCAGTTCCCGCACTGGCGCTCTTATGATACTGGGCACGTCAAGCCATCAGTGGAGGCAGCGTGACGTACTGTCATTGCGGCGACTACTGCGAATGGTGCAGACCCGACCTGTGCGAATCATTGAGCCCTTCGGAAGCAGAAGCTATTCACCGGGCGATCAGGCGGGAAGAGGCAGCAGAAGCGGCTGCGGAGCGTGGCGAATGATCCTCGGACCAGACGCAAAGCCGATCGAAGGCACGCAGCCAGAAACCTCGGCCCGACAGGTTGAGATAGTTCGCTCGGTGTCGTTCAAGCTCAATCTCGGCAACTATCAGAGCATGGATTTTTTCTGTTCGCAGAAAGCGGCATGTCTGCCGGAAGAGGCGGACACGGTGAGCGCCGATCTCTACGAATGGTGCTTTGATCAGGTCATGCAGTCCGCGAACGAAGTGAAGGCGAAGCAACTGAAGAAAGAGGCCCAACGGGCCGAAAGGAATGTAGCGTAATGGCAATTGTGGCAAAAGCAGGAGCGAGTTTTGAAGTGTGCCCGGCTGGTTCGTATTCGGCGGTGTGTTGCGACATAGTTGATATGGGGCTCGTGGAAACGAACTATTCCGGCAAGGTGAAGAAACAGCACAAGGTTCGTGTCATTTGGCAGGTTGATGAAAAGAAGTCATCCGGCGAACGATTTCAGGTTTCCAAGCGGTATACCCTGAGCCTTCACGAAAAAGCGGCTCTCCGCAAGGATCTGGAGTCATGGCGCGGTGTTCCGTTTTCCGAAGAACAACTCGGCGGATGGGACATCGAAGCGGTTCTGAACGCGCCCTGCATGGTCAGCATCGTCCAGAATGCGGCCAACGGCAGTGTGTACGCCAACGTGACTGCGATCATGCGACTTCCCAAAGGAATGACCCCTCTGACCGTGGACCCGGCTTACGTCCGCGTGCAGGATCGTCCGAAGGATGGGGAACAGGCACCTCCAGACGACGGCGAGTGGCACGCGACCGATGACGACGTTCCTTTTTAGTTCCCGCTTGTCTGGTAATTCCCTTGCTGCATGATGTTACGGAACAGCGAGTGGAGGTCGATGCAGATGGCGGATTAGCCCGGCGTTCTCGCAGCGCGCCGGGCTTAACCAGGTTGACGCGGCTGGCGTCGCCCTCCGGTGGGCTAGTTGGATCACGGTACAGCGCTGTACAAAACTGCCGCCGACAACCGGGTAATAAACCAGCAAGTCCGAGAGCGTAACTGCGAGGTCGGGCGAACGCGGGGCGGCGCGTAATCCGCCCACAATTTCAATCGGAGGTCGGATGGCAGACACAGCAGCATTCAAACAAGTATTGAAAGATGCCTCAGACGAAGAGGCGAAAGAGTTGTATGGGTGGGCGACCGTGTGTATGGAGGTCCGCGGATTGATCCCGCTGGCCGGGACGCGCAAGCGCCGGTCTGATGCCGGTCAGCCGCGCACCACGAATACAGGGGATCAGTTGCAACTCAGGGAGCCGGGACAATGAGCGAACTGAATCTGTCTCTCTTTCAGATCGAAGACGGGCTGCGGGATCTGTACGCGATGCGCGAAGAGGCGCGGGAACGATATGCCGATTCCTTCGGACGGCCTGAACACGAGGACGCATCGAAAGAACTGGATGTGATCGAAAAGGCCATCTGCGATTACATCGGCGCGGAGCTTCGCAAGGTGGACGGCACCGCAGACTTCATGCTGATGCTGGACCGCCTCTGCCACGAGCCGCGCGAACGCAAGGGAGCCACAGAGCGCTGCGAGATCGACCGGGAGATAGACCGCCTGAAGGCGCGGCGGGAACAATTGCGGGGCGTTCTGGAGCACATTCAGGAGTCGGTAAAATTCGTCATGCAGGGTATGCAATGGCGCGATGGGAAGCCGAAGAAACTGGAAGGCGTGCGGCACTCAATCACGCTTCGCGGCAACGGCGGCGCACAGCCAGTTGAGATCACAGACGAAAGCCTGGTGCAGGATGATTTCAAGCGCATCACATTGACGCTGAATCTGGAATTCGCCAGCAAACTCATGGTCTCGTTGGCCATGGAGGGCTGGCAAGACGAGGCGGATTTCGAGGTACTTCGCGAAGCGTTCGACAAAGGTAAGTGCGAGGTCAGCAAGTCCGCTATTGCGGCAGCACTCGAAAAGCCGTGTCCGCGCTGCGACGGTAAAACCTTCGTTACCGTGCAGGATACGTGGAGCAAAGGTCACACGGAAGACGTTCAGTGCAGTGCGTGTGGCGGCAGTGGAAAGCAGGGAATACCCGGCGCTCGATTGGCTCCGCGTGGGGAAAGTCTGGTGGTTAAATGAGAGCTTTTGTTGTGACGATAAGGCCCGGTACATCGGATCGCTACACCGACAGCGTGTGGCTCTCCGAGGACCACGCGAATCAAAGAGTTTCAGACCTCACTGAAGAATTCGCGCGGCGTGGCAAAGGGTCCGTATCGACCAAGGCAACTAACGAAGGCTGGGCCGTTTGGGTCAGTGGAATCACGATTCAGGATGGCTGCATAGTTGACGCGAAAGCTAAGTAGTCCGCGCGGAGGCGCGATAAACGAATGAGCAAAACACTGAAAACGGTAAACGCGCTCTTGATCGGATTCGGGCGCAAGAAAGATTCTTCCGGCTGGGCGCGGGTGAAGTTCCAACTGACAGCCGCTGTCACGAAATCTCTCGGCTGGCCCGATATGCCGGAAGGCACGGCGGAATGGATTCCCGACGTCGATACCCTGAAAGCGTCCGTGGTGGAGTTGACGCCGAACGCGCCGGAACTCGCGAAACATGCGATGGAATTCGACTGCCAGACGATTGGCGATTTCATGGTCCAGCGCAAGAAAAAGAAGGCGGGAAAGAACTCCGTCAAAGCGGACAAGACCGTGACGGAGGTCGCCTGCCTGATTACGTTCGCGGACCCGCTGGGTTGCGCCAAGTTGGAGCAATACAAGCTATCCGCCGCGCGGTCAGAAATGACGGTGACCTACACGCCGGAACCGACGCAGGACGAATTGCCGGGCACGCGGGTAGACGTGGTATCCGGTGAAGTCCACGCAACGAAAGAGCAGCGGCAAGCGCAGATGGAAATCACCGAAGTAAACCCGGCACCGACGGCGGCCGAAAAAAAGAAACAGCGCGAAGTTGAGCGCGAGAAAATGGCGGAACTCCGCAAGCGGATTGAAAAGAAGTGACGATCACGGTTTACGGTCTGCCAGCTCCACAGGGATCGAAGCGGGCCTTCGTGCTCAAAGGAACCAACCGCGCTGTGATGGTGGAATCGTCCAAAAACGTCAAGCCGTGGCGCGCGGCGGTACAAGCCGAGGTGCTGGCCCTGTTCCCCA